CCATACGACGGCAAATGCCCAAGGATCCTGGGCTACTAGCAACACATCCCCATCGTACTCAGCTCGGTCAACACGTCTGCCCCACGACAGCAAATCCCGCGCAATCGTCCGGGCTGATGCCGCATACCAGTCCTCCCTGAACGTTGGCGCTTCAATGCCGAGGCGTTCCAGCACCGTATACACAAGGTGGATACAGTCGATCTCGCCGTCGCTTCCGTCCGCACCAAGGCGATATCGCAGACCGACCAGATCAGCGCAGTCGCACATTGGCGGAGGTTGGGATGTTGCCAATCAAGCCCTGAGTCAGACGGCGCAGCGGAACATCAGCTCCAACAGCATCAAGGATTGTGTTGAGGCTTAACGTCAGGCTGGTTTCATCCCATTGGCCGGCAGCAATCTGCCCGTTGTACTGGTGCATCAGGATGCCGGTGGTGCGGTCGTCTGGATTGAGCGCCATCACGTACACACGCGCCAGCCAGCGTTCTGTGATGGCCGGCAATGCCCAAGCCCGGCTTAACTCGTTGTTTGGGAAGACAAGGCTGGCCTCGGTGTTGTCGCCGTTGCGGTTGACGCTGACGCCACTAAATCCGAAGGGCAGGAAGGCGTAGTTGCTGCCGTCGTAGGCCGCGTTGGCACCGATGAAAAAGTTCTGGAAGTAGTAGTTGGTAGTGTCGTCCGGCTTTTTGAGCCGCAGGTAGTTGCCGAGTGCAATATCCATTAGATGCTAGGCTTACCGCGTTGTAGGGGAAAACGAGTGACCCGCACACCAAGAAATCACGCAGGCATTCGGTACGGATCCATCGTAGCCATAAAGCCTGTCGGCAAAATCGGCAAATCCATTGCGTGGCTATACCAGTGCGATTGTGGCGAACAAGGAGTAGCGAGAAGCTCGTCGCTACCGGCAAAGACTCGCTGCGCAAAGTGCGCCAGAGAGCAGCAAGCTCAAAAAATAACGATACACGGCGAAACGATTAACCCCAAAAGATCAAGCCTTTACAACACATGGTTATCTATTAGGCAGCGTTGCAATAACCCCAAACATTTAAGTTACAAGGACTACGGTGGCAGAGGAATAAAGTTATGTGAAAGATGGAACAGTTTTGACATGTTCAAGCTAGATGTTGGCGAAAAGCCCGCTCCCCATATGCAAATTAACCGAATCGACAACAACGGTAATTACGAGCCCGGAAATGTTGAATGGGCTACACCAAGTCAAAACTCAAACAATCGCAGAAGTTCCCGGTTAATAGAGTACAAGGGGAAGGCAATGACGCTTCGCGCTTGGTGTGACGAGCTTGGTCTTTCATATCCACTTATGAAACAACGCATGGTTAAAAAATGGGATGTGGAAATAGCTTTCACCACGCCTTATATCCCAAGAATTGATAGGGCTCGATTTGGGCGCATAAAACATTAAGCCATGCCTACTCGCCTTCTGGCACTAGGAGACTGTTGTAGCCGGCGTAGTGCCAGCTGTTGGCCGCGTTCTGCACCTTGGCTAGCTGCTTGACGCATACCGGCCTGGAACTGATCGGCGGTCACGTAGTCCACGGAGTTGATGCGCTCCACGGTGTAGCGAACGTCGATTGGTGCTGCTGTCATTGTGCCGCCTGCGCCTGCGCTGTCACTAGAACCGGATGAGATAACACTGGAACCGCGAGCACCAGCGGCATAGCGCGTCATGGCGGAACGCATTTTGCTGGCAGGAATGACGTATTCGGATTCACCACCTTCCCCGATTAGAGCACGGGTAGGACCAGTAACAAAACCACCTTCTGCAAAGCCTACGGAAGGGGCAAAAGGTACAGAACCTGGCGCGCCTCCCCCAGGTCCTAATGGATACTGCCTTATTCCAGAAACAAGACTGCCCGAATCACCGCCGGACGAAGAACCACTTAAACCAGCAAAAAGACGAGCAATTCCAATTGCGGTGTACGTGGCAATCATTTGAGAAGCTGCGTCTAAAAGTGTGGACGCAATACTTCCTAAGAAATCTGCAAATACTTGCTTGGCTGTTGTTGTACCTTTAACTAGTTCTGCAATACCTGTAGTCATGGCTGTACCAAAAGCGGTACCGATGCCCATAATGCTTGTTTCCAAAGTCTGAGCTTGTAATTCTGCTAGTTGTAGTTCTTGCGTAAGTTTCGCTATTTCAGTGGCACGAGCTACTGATTTTCCTGCCGCTATCTGCTGCTCAAAGGCCGCGCCTGCCGGACCAATGAAACCGGCATTAAGACCAGCGCCAGTACTTGTTATTTGTTTTTGGAGTGTGGCAATTTCTTCCACGTCTTTACGTTGGTTGGCGAGTTCAAGTAACTGTTTATATTTTTCTACCTGATCGTTAGTTAAGTAACTTTGATCACGCTTTAGATCAAGTAGTTTTTGCTCTATAATAGCTTGATCTTCTGTATTTGTAATACGTGCATTAGTGAGCTGTATCTCGTACTCTACGCCTCTAAGTACTGAAGCATAGCTGTCGGCTCTACGTTTTTCTTCCTCCCGAATTTTGTCTAGTCGCTCTTTTTCTACTATGGCAACTCTAGCCGCAGCTATTTTATTTACCGCAATTTTTTCCGTTTGATAGTTCATATCTCTAAGTTGTTTTACTCTATCCCTTTCAATATCCGCTAGAATTTTTTCTGCCTCTACGTCTATAGCTCTAAGACTACGGTTCTGGAAACGTAAGTCCCTAATGCGGTCTTCCGCGTCACCGATAGCAATAATTGCGGCTAAATCTGCCTGTAAGTCCGCAGTACGGTCTTCTGGTGGTTTAGGTCCGGTTCGTGTTCGTTTTGTAGTAAATTGCTCGTTAAGTCTGGCAACTTCAGATAAAAATTTACGTGTATCTTGCAAAGCTTTATCTTGGGCTTTTTTACGATCCTGTGCTTCTTTACGAATTTGGTCTACTCGAGCGTTACTTCCCAAAGTCTTTGGGTCTGTCGGTAAAGCGCGCCTTCCCGCTTCAATGTTAAACACGTCTAAAGCAGCTGCAGCTAGTCTTTCGTACCAACGAACTTCTTCTGCGCGTTTTATTAGTTGTTTTTCTTGTAGTGCAAATAATTGTTGCTGTAAAAATACATTGGCGGATGCAGATCCGTTAAGCTCTAGTTGTTTTAGAGCTTCTTTAGCTTGACTGTCGGTAATATTATCCCGTAATTTTACAATCGCTTCTAGCGTTGATTTATTATCGATAGCTGCGGCTAAAGCGTTAAAAGCTTCTTCCCCTCCAGCTGCTCCAAAGCTAGTGGCGAGCGCTTCTCGTACATTGGCAGAAGAGAATTCAGAAAAAGCAGATACTAGTTTTAGGGCTTCGTCTTTGGCTATTCCTAATTGAGAAGCGAGTTTAGATATATCAGCGGCGGTTGTTTGTGATGATGCTCCTGTAGTAGTTAAATTAGAGTTTAACGTTTTAAGCTCTGAGTTTAATTTTTGCGCATCATCTATAGCTTGTCCAATAGCCGTGCCAACCAAAGAAAGACCAAAACCGAGCGTACCCCCAAAAGCTCCGCCTAAAGCACCGCCTAATCCACCACCTATTGCCGCACCAGCTCCTTGACCAAAGAGTAAAGGAAATGCTCCACCTATAACTGCGTTGCTTGCTGCACTACCTAATCTTTTTCGTCCTGCTAAAGCAGCTTGTTTTTGTTGTTCGGCTGTAATTTTTTGTTGCTCAGCCCTAATTTTTTGTTCTGCGGCTAATTCTTGTTGCTTTAACTCCAGGCGCCTAGCAATTACTCCGCTTATGTAGTTTTCTGCTACAGCTCTATCTTTTACGGATTTTATAGCTGCCTGCGCTTCTGCTCTGCGCATTTCACTGACGCGCTTTTCTACAGCAAAAGCAGCTGCTTGCGCACTAGCTCCTGTTACTCCTGAGCCGCCTGGCCCCATAGGGACTGCAGATGCGGCTCCTGCAATAGTTCTGCGTACTACAACTGATTGTTTGTTTACTTGGTCAATAGTTTTAGATACTTGAGTAAGTTTATTTTGCAGTTCGTCTAAGTACCGTATGCCGCGTACGCCGATTTCAATATCAGCTCTGTAGGCCACGGCGCTTCGTCACACTCTGGTACTTCAGTTTACGGTGTAAAAAGCCGCCGGGTTAGCGGCGGCGTTTGGCCTTTTCCATTTCCTTCTGGTGGTCTTCGTTCAGGATTTGGAAGTAGGCGCTCCAGCCGAGTAATTCCTCGGCGGTCATGGTGGCGCGAACTTCGCTAAGGGACATGCCAAGCTCTTTGGCTACTCCAAATTGGAGCATGAGCCAGTTGTCCTTGCGGAGTTCGGCGCTCAGGATTTTGGGTCGATTGGCTCGGCGTCGTCGGTCAGAATCGCCAGCATCAGGGCTTGGAGGTCTTTGTCCTTGACTTCGTTTTTGAGGACATCCATTTCGCCGACGCTGAAAAGCTTGGTGCCGGATTCGTCGAGCGCTTTGGCAATCAGTAGTTGTAGTGCGAAAGCGTTGGCGTCGTCGGATTTGGCTTGTTTTTGGGCGCGTTCACGCTCGGCCATTGTCAGTGGGGCCACCCACATTTCAAATGTGCTGCCATCAGAGAGTTCGACTACTTTTTTAGCCGGCTCCAGATTGGCTGCTTTGCGCAAACGATCGATTGCGCGGACTGGAATTGAGGCAGGCATAAAGTCCTGTTTGTTTGGGTCTACTGTAGCGGACTAGACATAAAAAACCCCGGCTTGGCGGCCGGGGTCACTGAACCTTGCTGCCTAAGCAGCGTATCAGGATTTAGCCCAGTCGAACGTGGGGGTTGCGGCAGGGCGGAAGTTGACGGTCACCGATTGGGCGTCGTCAGGGTTGATGTTCAGGCTGGCAGAAGTCAGCACAGCATCAAAG